AGGCCGACGGTCATCACCTTTGGGCCTACGGACATTCGCAGCTCCGGCAGTCGAGGGTCATCGGCGGGGATCCAGCCAGGGCGTAGACGATTGCGCCGTCGCCCGTGAAGGGGGCGCACCACGAACCGGTCGAGGCGCTGCACGTGTCGTACTGGGTTTCGCATGGACCACCCAAATCGGCAGCGCCGCAATCGATGTTGTGCGAGCTCTGCGGAGCAGTCGAGGTCGTCATGTCAAGCCTGGTCAAGGTCAACGTGCATGGAGTCGCGCCGGTGCCAGCGAACTGCCAGCAGTAGTACAGATCAAATCTTGTGATCCATGCAGCCGTGTTGAACACCTCAAAGGCGTACGTCACCGATCCGCATTCACCGCTTACAGTCGCTGCCGGGATAACTGCCGTGTAGGAGATCTTGATGATGCTTGTCTGCGTCCCGCAGCATCCGCAGTATGCGCCGCCAGGGCAATTAGGAGCGTCGAACCGTACGACGCTGATGTCTCCGGTCGAACTGCTTTGCGGGATTGCGCCCGGTGCGCATCCCAGCGTGAAGCACAGCTGGCGCTTGAATGAGTTGTCAGGGTTCGTCCAGGTGTAGACCGACTTGCACCAGTTGGTGCGGCAGTCGCACGGTTGGTTGAACTGCGGCGCAGTCGCGACTACGAACTGCTGCGGCCCGAGCGGACCAATTGATTCTCGGTAGTTGTTCACCACGTACCACGACGGCACCGGATCGTCGCAGCCAACGGCGGTGAAGCTGCAGTTGACGATGTCGTTTTGGAGCGTGCAGAACTGCGCGTGCGTCGCGTTGACCTCAAGGCAGAAGCAATACGCTTCGCCCTGCGGGGTGCAACAGCAACGACGTCTGCTCACTCCTTGGCCTTGCCCTTGCGGCAATAAATAAACCCGGCGATCCCGCCGAGAAGCCCGAGCATGACTCCGAACCAGATTGAGCCGAGAAGACTTTCAACGCTTGCGAGCATGGGGTTTCGCTTTCTGCTTACGTGCGAAGGTGAGACCGATGGAACAACCGGAGGCGAAGGTGATGGCCATCAGGCCCACCAGCCACAGCGTGTATTGCCAAGGTGCGAGGTTCATACGAGCTTCCAGTTTTTGATTGTGTAGACCAGGGCGAACGCGCCGATCACGACCCCGGCGACGGATACATACTTCAGCGTGGCGTAGATCGGATTCTCGTCATCGCTCACGTACGCGACGTGGGCCTGTACCGCCTCGATGGACGTCTGCAGTCCGTCCAGCTCCTCGCGGGCCGCGTCCATGTGGACGATCGCCGCGCCCACCGCCTGGCGGGCGTCGATGGCCGAATGCGCAATCGCCGCCGTGTGGTTGGTGCAACCGGCGAGCGACATCGCAAGGATGGCCGCTGCGAGCTTCATGCCGGTTCCGGCTCCTCCGGCGGTGGCACGAATACGTTGTTTGCACGGTCGTATGTGTATCCCGGACCGGGATAGCACCCACGGATGCTGCCGTCGATCTTGCACTCAAGCCACTCGCCGCCGAGGTTGTCACGCACCCACGCGAGCGTCGGCGTAACCACCACCTGAACCACGACATCATTGACGATTTGTGCTGCGTATTTCATGTCATCACCAGATTGCCGCTAGCCGTGAACGTGTGATAGACGTACCCACCAGAGGTGGTAATCGTTCCGCCCGTGGCAACCGCGGAATCTCCTGTGTATCGAACCACCACGACGCCGGACCCGCCCAAACCGCCTGAACCACCGCCGGTTGGGTAGTTGCTTCCAGCGCCACCACCACCGCCTCCGGTGTTAGCGGTTCCAGCCGTTCCGGTCGGATTGCCGCCCGCGCCGCCGCCGCCGCTACCACCCGCTGCGCCAGCGCCAGACAGCTGCCCAGCGCCACCGCCACCGGCGTAGGTTGAGCCGAAATAGGTCTCTCCGTTACCACCAGTACCGAGAGCGGATCCGGTCGCAGAAGCACCGCCGCCGCCAGCGCCGAAATACGGGCTTGCGTACGTTGTCTTGGTTCCGCCGTTGAACCCCTGCGAACCAGTACCGCCGGTTCCAACATTTGCTCCACCACCACCACCGCAGCCGCCGTTCAGGCCGGAACTTGGCGAACTTCCGTGACCACCACCACCGCCGCCAGTTGCGGTGATTGCAAGTACTGAAACAACGCTATTGCTTCCGTTGCTGCCTCTTGCGCTCGTTGCACCCGCGCCACCTGCACCAATCGTGACCGCGTAGGTGGTTCCGCTGGCAAGTGTTTGCGTCGAATACTGGATACCGCCGCCACCACCACCGCCGCCGCCGCCTGACGCGCCAGAGGCGCCACCGCCGCCACCGCCACCGGCGACGACGAGAACTTCGGCTGACGTGCCGGAACTTGCCGCCACCATCGCCCTACGCATCATGTTCTGAATCACGGGATCACCTCGTTGGTCGTGCGGAGATCAATGGTCGCGATATGCAGGTTCTCGCTGCCGGTGTTCGGATCTGCGTACAGCACGATGCGTCCCCAGGCGTTGGACGCAAAGGTCGCCGTCTGCACGGCGGTCAGCGAGAATCCAGCGGTGCCGCCTCCCGCGCTCACCACCGTGCCGGTGTAGGTCGTGCTCAACGTGCCAACGTCCACGCGCATCTTTGGCGTGAAGTTTGTCCAAGAGAAGTTCTGCCCTGCCTCGGTGTGGACGTGCATCGAGAGTTCGTAGACCTCGCCGGGCACCATCACCTGCGGGTCGATGCCGGACGCGAGCTGGAGGTTGTTGTCGCCAATTGCCATTAGGTGCACCTGATTGGGTTCGGTCGGTCAAAGTACGCAAACGCCCCGCCAGCGGTGTTGTAGGCCACGTGCACCTCGACCTTGGCGAGCAGCTCCGAGGTTGTCCAGGCGCCGGACGTGTACCGGCTACCGACCGGGCCGATGGTGGACGGCGGGCTGGTGATGTCCATGCCATCGACGATGGTCGAGGTGTTGTGCCATTCCCGGAGATTGATGCAGTTGGTGTAGTCGAACGTGTAGTCCCGGGGAACGGTCACGCCGGACCCGGTCAGCGGCGTCGGGTGCCAGATCTTGATCGTGTACGTCCACCGGTTGGATGCGCCGCTAATCAGCGTTGCCGACACAAGCTCGCACAAGGCCGACGGCGAGTACTGCGGCGCATTGACGTTGGCCGTCGCCCACATGATGCCGTCCATGTTGGCGCCGACCGTGCTGGCGCTCTGCGTCCAATCGCGCAGCACCACGCGGTTTGCACCGCCTGGCAGTCCCTGCGTGAAGTTGGGCGCGTTGTAGGCCATCAGGGGAACGCGGGGACGGGGGTCGTGAGTTCAGACAACTGCGGGCCGGTGAGAACGTCTGAAATGGCGCTCTTGGTCGGGTACTTCTGCATCCAGCCGATCTTGTCAGCCTGGAGGATGGTCACGCCGAGCACGCTGGTGCCGCTGGTGCATTGGGGCATTCCCGTCGGCAGCGGAATGCCAAACTGCTCAAGGTGCCCCCACGCGTCCCAAACGAAGTTGTGCTGGATTTTGTACCACTCCTGAAGCGGCGCAGCTTGGAAGCCACGGTAGAGCAGCTGCCCAGTGTCAGCGCCGAGGAAGGTGGCGTTGTTGCGCTGGCCGACGTAGCCGGACCACGTGGACCACGGCGGTTCGCCTTGAGCTAAACCTCCAACAACGGCGGTACGGTCCCAAAGAACCTCGACCGTGATGTTCTGCTGCGGCACCTCGTAGGTCTTTGGATTGCCGCGCAGGTCCACTTTGCTACCGCCGATGTCAGCCGACACCGGCCACGCGGCGTCGTAGCTGCCCGGGAACGCCGCGCCCATGCGCCACATTTGCGCCTGGCGGATTGAGCTCGATCGCGTTACCTGGCAGTAGCCAAAGTCGCCCGTTGGCCCAAACGAGCCGAAACGGCACGTGACGCGGAATACGAAAGTGCCCTCGCGCACCGGTGCGCTCTCGACGGAACGGCAAACGTAGGTCTTTAGGAAGCTGTCGCTTCCGTACACAGCCGCCGGGAGGCGCTGCCGCACCAGCGGAATACCGCTGGTAAAGATGTCGCTGTCGCCGGGGTAGGTGTCGACGCTGCTCGCTGGCGTCCAAGTCACTTGGTAGACAAGGTCCACCGAATGCTCGTTGCCGGGCGACGCAAGCCCGTAGATCCGGCTGTCCGCCAATTCGATGTATGACCACGTTCCCATTACGGTTGCCCTCGCATCCAGCCGGACCACTTGCTAAGCATGTTGCGGATTTCGTCAAGCGTGGTTGATCCAGCGCCTTGGAGACCGACATCCAGTCCCTGATTTACTGCGGCTTGTCCACCCGCCGAGATGCCTTGAATGTTGGCGATGCCCTGCCCGATTGCGGCGCCATTTGCCACGATGGAATCGGCTTCGCGATTGGCGATGATGTCCTGATTCTTGATGCCCTGAATCACGCCCGGCGCCAGCGCGTCGGCGATCCGCTTGTTCCTGGCGTACTTCTCGATCTCCGACTGCGTTGCAGCATTTGCTGCATCCACGTTGAACGTGGTAGTGATCTTGGTCAGATCATCGGCCCGCTTGTCCAGGGCGGTGACGGCGGAACGGATGGCACCAAAGGCCACCTGCCCAGCGTCAATGGTGGCGCTGATGCCGCTTGCCAACGCCGCCTTGGCGCTGGTGGCGTTGAGCTTCTGAAGCTCGCGGTTCGCTGCGGCGACGCCCTTCACCACGCCCGACGGGTCGACCTCGGCCCGAATGACTGCCTTCATCGACTTGTCAGCCACGGCCCACCTCCCGTGCAAACTCGTCCAGGCCGGAGCGAACCCACGGCATGAAGTCGTGCGGGCGCTTTCCGGTCAGGGTGCAAGCGATCACCCCGAGGAGGTGCTCGCACCGTTCCTCGGTGGTCATCTCAAGCCGTGCCAGGGCGACGGGCATCATCATGCGTTGCTCCGGGCTGGCGATTCTCCACAGCCGCCGTGTGGCGGCTCCGTAGGGCGTGGCCGGTTGACCTCCTCAAGAAGCCGCCCGGCCACGTCTGCACGAACCGTACCGAGGTCGGCATTCGACACCACGAAGGGCGATCCGTCCGGGCAGGAGATGCAGGATCCCCACCAGTACGGATCGACCTGGGACCGCGTGTAGTCCGCGAGCGTCGGCTCGCGGAACACGACCGGGCCGACGCCGTCGATCTCGACGGTGCGCTGGCGAGCGGCGATCTTCGTGAGGTCGAACGGCATCAGGCTTCTTCCAAGGTCAGGGACCACATGCCCGGGCCGGTGCCGTCATCGGAACGGGACGCCGAGGTCAGGTGCCCGGTGATGGTGTAGGCAATCGAGCCCTGGTCGGTGAACGACAATGCCACGCTGCGTCCAACAGCCTCGGCCACCGAGGTCGGGAACATATGCAAACGCAGAGCATCATCCGTGGTGCTGTCCTGCGCCATCATGTCAAACGTCGCCGTGCGGCGGACGCGTCCGGGTGCTCGCTTCTCGCGGAAGTCAGAGAGCTGTGTCATGTCAATGCTTGACCGCTCGAAGTTGATTGCAATGTTTCGGACGGGGAACGCGGCGGCAGTGCCGCTCTGAAAGTTCAGCGTGACTGTGCCGCCGTAGCCTGCGATGAGTGCCATATCAATCCTCCTGGACGAGCAGCGTCATGCTGATCGTGCCGATTCGTTCTGCATCCTGCTGGCCGTCATCGGGAGTTTCGGCGGTGAACGCCACCGCAAACGATCCCATGACGAGCGAGCAGTCGTAAGTCGTACTATTGACTGGTCCGGATTGCCATTCAGCACGAACGGAATCCACCATCTGCGCCACCGCTTCGACCGTGTCTGCAACGCAAGCGATCTCGAGCTCCACCGTCCAATGCTGCAAGCCGTCTGGGCCGGACATCCGCATATCGCAGGTGGCGCTGTTGATCTCGTAGACGATGCATGGCGTCGCGGTCCCGGCATTTCGCATACCGACCGACACCGGGTGACCGGCGCCGTCAAGCGCGGCCTTTACTGCTCGGCAGATGTTCTCAAGAGACATTCTGCCTCCGAAGCGCTATGGCAGCCAGGCGAAGCAGTTCCGTCTGCAACGCAGTCCCCAGTTGTCCGACGCGGCCAGTTGCCCACGAATGGCTCCGCTTGCTTCCGGAAACGAACTTGCCGCTTGCCTTGTGCTTGAAACCGTTCTCAAGCAGGTGCCAGATGCGTTGCCGTCCCTTTGCCCTAGAACCACCCTTTCGACCGTACTGAACGCCGACCACGATGCTGATCGGGGAGCCCGGTCCGGCGGTGCGCTTCGGCGGAAGCAGTTTCGTCGCGGACGAAATGGCGCGACGATGGATCGGCTTCCCGCGATACGGCGCAGAGCGCCAAATCTGCCGCAGTTCTTTCACCGCTGGCTGAAACACTTTGCGGATGGCCTTCTTGCGAACCGACTCGTTCAGCTTCATCGGCAGCTGCGCCATCGTCTTCCGCACCTCGGCAGAATCCACGGTGATCTTGACGGCAGTACTCACGGCAGCACCTCCGTAGCTTCGATCTCCAAGCGCCGACGGCGTTGGTCGCGGTCCCAGCACGCTCGCACGTTGAATGTGCGCTCCGTGCCGTGGTCGTTCCACAGCAGCCGGCTACGGGTGTTAACTGACGGATGGAAGCTTGCCAGGATGCGCCAATCCGTGCGGACTGCCGGGCCTCGGTCATCCATTGTTTCGTTGGTCGAGGCGACCTCGATATGGCAATGCAGCACCGCCACGTTGACCCATGACTCGGACGCCTGGCCAAAATCATCGACCGTGCGGACGGGATTCTGCGCCGTCATGGCGAGGCGCAGCATTCCGGATGGGACGTGCCCGGCCATCAGCCAATGCCCTTCCCCATCATGCCGCAGATCCGGTCCCAGTAGTCGCTCGGGAGCGCCACCGTGTCATCGCCGCGGCTTGCCACGTGCTGCGTGACGCGCTGAAGAAGCGCCATCTCGAGCAGCGGGTTGAGCGTGTTCGTGCCAGCCGTCACCGTCAGTACCACCGGGTAGGCCAGCGAATCAGCCATCGTCGCGTACTGGATGCCGTTGATGGTCACCAGCGTCGCGGATCCGGTCGCCCCATCATCGTCCAGGTAGGTCACCGCCGTAGCCGGCTGGCGCTCCAGGCGCACCAGCAGCTGGTCGCTAGTCGGCTCCGACGCCACGTACTGCGTTCGCGTAACCGGATCGACGCACCAGCCGGTGCGCTCCTCGAGCTCGCGCTTCGCAGCTTCCCACGCAATTTGGATGGCCGGATCGTCCTCGTTGGAGGAGAGCCGGGCCCAGTTGCGGAATTTGGAGATATCAATCGCCACGGACTACCTCGCAGCCAGGTGGCGCCCCCGAAGGAGCGCCACCTGTGCCGATGAGAGGATGAGGATTAGGCGTTGGTGACCTGGAGCTGCACCAGCGACTTCACGCGGGTGAATTCGCTGTTGGCGAACATCATGCCCTGGAAGATCACGCGGGCCGAGGACATCGCCGTGATCTCGTCGCGGATCATGCCGATGCCGCCCCACTCGCGGATGGCGAAGCCGTCCGAGATGTTGCCGAGCACGGCCAGGCAGTTCTTGCCCGTGGTGCCGGTGGAGATGTGCGCCGGGAGGTACTCGGTCACGTAGACCGGGAGGCCCATCAGGGTGAAGCCAGCGCCAGCCTGGCCGACAGCGTCCGCGCTCGGGATGAAGAGCGGCACGTTGTTTACCGTCAGCGTGGCGATGGTCGCGTACACGTCCTGCGGGATGATCCACGCGGAGGAGCCCCAGTACGCAGCGGGGAGCTTCTCGTAGCGCATCTCGCGCAGCTTGGCGAGCGTCGCACCAGCCGTGATCGCGGCAGCACGGGTGGTGCTGGCCGAGGTCGCGGTCACGATGTTGACGTTTGCGTTCACCGTGAAGATGCCCTTCGGCGCGTTCGTGCCGGTGCCGCCGATGTAGCCCCACTCGGTGTTCTTCGACATCTGACGCTGGAGGTTGTCCATCACCTCCGCCTCCACGTCGAAGTTCGCCTGGCGCATGAGCTGCTGCGAGACCTGCGTGTAGGGCAGGCACGGGACCGGAGCCAGCGGCACCTCGGCGAAGCCGGGGTCGATGCTGGTGCGGGCGGTCGTGCCGGTGTCCGGCTGGGTCCAGGCCGAGGTGTAGTCGGCGGTGGCCAAGGTGTTGTAGCGCAGGGTCGCGTAGCCCTGGACGCCGGTGCGGAGGTCCGCCAGGTTGCGGATGACGCTCTGCGCCATCATGTACTTGAGGATCCCGTCCTCGTACAGCTTGGGGATGAGGATGTTGGAGTTGGCGCTGGTGATCAGCTCGCGCTGCTCGGGCGCACGGCCACCCTTCAGCCAGCCGAGGAACTGCTCGCGGTACTCGCCGCTGGAGCGCCACTCCTCGGTCTGCTCGCGCTTCTCAGCGACGACCTTCTGCGTGATCGCGTGGGACGCGAAACGCTCGCGGAGCGCCGCGGCGCTGCGCTTCTCGTTGAGCTCCTTGAGCTCGTTGAGCAGCTCGTCGGCGCGGGCCTCGCTCTCGGCGCTGATCTGGTCAGAGGCGAGAATGGAATTGACTTCGGTCTCGATGGCCTTGCGGCGCTCAATGATTTCCTGCTGCTTCACGTGAGGGTCCTCAATCGCAGACGCAACCGAGCAAGGCTCGGCGAATGAGTGCGAGCCTCGGCGCTGGTCTGCGGATAAGCGCCGTTTTCGACAATGGAAACCTCCCGGAGATCCACCTCCGTGAGGGTGCGCTCCGAGCCCATCCAGGCGTCGGAGCGGACGAAGAAACCGAACGACATCTCCGAGAGCACGCCAGCCTCGACCAGGGCGCGAACGTCCTTGGCCTTCTGCGTGTCCGGGAGATCGACCTCGAACGCGAGGCCCTTGGAGTCGGAGCGGAGCTGGAGCAACCCGCTCTTGGTGTTTGCGAGGAGCTCGCGCCTGTCGTGCCCGATCAGGAGCGAGACATTGGCAGCGAGCGAACGGTCAAACGCGCCGGGCGCGACGCGCTCGACGAACGGCTTGCCGTTGTTGACGCCGCGCACCGTGAGCGGGAGGCTCGGCGCGTTGTAGACGCTCGCGTAACCGGCAAGCTTGTTGCCGCTGCGCTCGAAGGTCGCGGTGCGAAGCTCAAGCATTTTCATCCCCCACGTTGTCAGGGCCAGCCGCTGCGCTGGCGCCGCCGGGCATGGAGACCGTTGGCGTATCCAAGCCAGCCACCGGTGCCAGCCCGAGGTAGTGGCGAGCGTCGTTCGGCGACATGACGCCAGCCAGGACGAGCTTCGAGAACGCCATGCCCGCGTCGCGGAGGTTGCCGCGCACGATTGCCGTCGTGTCGATCCGCACGAACTCGCCGGGGCGGCAGAGCTTCCGCGTGAGCTCCGATTCCCACGCGGAAGCCCACGCCGCGATCGCGCCGTCCGCGTATGCGCGGGCGACTTCGCTTTGGCTCACAAGGGCGCCGCCGCCCTGCTGGAACAGCATCTCCGGCGGAACGCCGAAAGCACGGGCGATCTCCTGGACGCTAAAGCGCCGGGATTCAAGCATCGTGCCGCTGGTCTCCTGGGAGATCTTCTCGGCCTTCATGCCCTCGCGCAGGATCAGCGGACGGCTTGCGCCGTCGGCAGTCGCGTGCATGGTGTTCCATGCGTCGCGGATTGCCTGCACCGTCTGGTCGCTCATGGCGCCCGGGTGCGAGATGGCAACCTTGCCCATCGAGCCGGTGCGCACAAGCGAGGCGTGGGCGCCGTTCTCATCGGCCGCGAGCTGCATTGCGTGGCGAGCCACGTCGAGCGGCGAGCGGTACCAGCACGGATTCAGGTGATCGGGATACGCACCGATATGCAGCACCTGGTCGGCATTCATCACCAGGCTTCCGATGCGGTACTGGACGCCTTCCTCGGTGATTTCGCCGCTCATCGCGTCGGCGGGCACCGGCTGGAGCTCGGCGATCTCGCCGTCGCTTCCGCGTCGGATCAGCGCGATTCCGTTGCCGTGCGTGAGCGCGACCGAGGTCGTATAGCGGCGGAACTCATAGCCGGACTGCCAGCGGCTGGCGTCGCGGTTCAGCAGCATCTCGACCGGATGGCCCTCGATCTCCTGGCCTTCGCTGTCGTAGACCGACACGGGAAGGCGAGCGATATCCGCTGAAATCAGGTTGGTTGCACGAACGACTGCGGGGATCGCGTCAGCCGGCGACGCGACAATCGGCTCGGGTCGCGTGTAGATCGCGACGCCGGACTTGAAGCCGAAGAATCGTGCAAAGATGCCCACGGAGCAGATGGAACAACTCTGCCCCGAAACGTCAACCCGGAATTCTTGTAACCGTGTCTATCCAATGGGACACGACGATGTCGAGAGCCCAGTTGCTTCACGCACCTGGTGATGCTCCATCAGCAGCGCCGCCATGTTGCCAGCGATCACCGCATCGGTGTTGCCAGCACTTCGCCCCTTCACCGGGCGCGTGTTGCCGACGTTGTCGCGGATCAGACGCACGGCGTTCAGCGCCGAGCGCAGCACGGGGTCCGGCTCGTAGATGAGTTGCTTCGATTTGAGCAAGTCGCCCCACAACTTCCACGCGGGCGCCATCGTGCGGATGGATTGGTCGACGGGAATGATCGGCCAGCCGCGATCTGCCCACCGTTTGATGTCGCGTGCCTGGGCTGGGTGCGGGTCGACGCCGATCTTTCGCACGTCGTAGCGGGCCATGAGCGACTCGATTTCGGCCTCTACGACAGCCATGTCGTGCCATTCGCCAGGCATCCGGCGCAGGAAACCGTGCTCCACCCACGCGCCGAGCGGGTTCTTGCAGCGCCGCTCGTCGAGTTGGATGTCGGTCCCGGCCCACCAGGAGATATTTCGGGCGCGGATTACGTTGCCGTCGACGACCATCAGGCAGATCGAGGTCAGGTCGAGCTGCGCCCCGTAGCCGCCCCGCGAGAGGTCGATGCCGATCACGGCGGGCGCACCGGCAAGGCGGGACCAATCCGTTTCCTGCATCTGCCGCTCAAGCACCCCAAGGTCCACGTCGGTGGTGGCGATCTCGAAGTAGCGGCAAGCGATCTGCGTCTCAAACTCGGCGATCTGCTTCGGATCTCCGGAGCCAAGCATGGCCCGAGCTTGCATCTCGATGTCCGGTCGCTGCGTGGTCACCCCCAGCGACGGGTGCGCCTTTGGCCAGACGGTGGAATCTTCCGCCTGATCGTCCTGGTCGAGGCCATACAGCAAGGCAAACCAGCCGTACGGGAGCGGCTCCCCGCTTTCAAGGGCCTTCTCGCAAGCGTCCCAATAGGCCCAAATCGGCCTCGTGCGCTGCTCATGGTCGGGCGTCGAGATGGCAAAGAGCTGCGCTTTGGGGCTTTTGGACAGCCCCGTGATGAGGCGACCGAGGCCCCTGTCCATGCGAGCGACCTCGTCGGCGATGATCAGGCGGTCCATCCGCCCATCGAGCGCCTTGTCCGTGCACGGCAACGTCGTGAACTCCGCCGACCCGTGGCGCACCTTGCCGGGAATGGCAATGGTCGTTCCTCCCCTGGCCTCCCACTCGACGCCGTCGCCGTGGGCGTCGTTCAGGGTCGTGCACATGGCCCGCATCCGCTCGAACACGATCTGGGAGAGCCGCCCGTCCGGAGCGCTCGACGCAAACTTCAGCCGCTTTGTCGGATCAGCCATCCCGGCCATGAGATGCCCTGCCGCCATCTCGGTCTTGCCGTTGCCTTTGGCGACCACTACCAGCACCGCCTTGAACGCCGGATGGTCGGTCTTCGTCCCGTCGACCACTCGCCTGGCGGCGTGGACCACCATGCCCACCAAGCATTGCCAGGGCAACCACTCCAGCGCTTCCCCGGCTTGCTCCTCGACGCCCTTGCCGCACTTGCGGGCAAACACGCGCACAGCCTCGGCGGCATCGTCGTCCCACCACAGGTTGTGCGCCGCTGGCGCGGCTCGCATGGCCCGGTAGCGCTCACACGCCGCACGAATGCGACGGTTTGCGACAACGTCACCCTCGAGCACCCCTGCGGCATAGGCGTCGGCGAGCGCCGCGCATTGCACCGGCTTGCGCTTGTGGAAACGCGCTTGCTTTTTCGAGGTCCCCAAAGCGCGATGCCCCCGGGAATCGGCCCCCCTCGGCCCCGATGGGGGGGGTACTTTCACGTCCGGTTGAAAACCGTCGTTAGTTGACGACGAAAAATTTTTCCGTAAACCCTTATCGGCACGAGGCTTCCGCTGCTGTCTTTGCGGCATGGCAGTCCTTGCACAGGCTTTGGAGGTTGGATGCGTCGTTTGTTCCACCACGATGCAGCGGCACGATGTGATCGCACTCCAAGCCGACGATGCTGCCGCAGCTGCGGCAACTGATCTCGATGGCTTTGTGCTGCTTGGCCTTGCGTGTCCATGAGCCACCACGCGACCGCGTGGTGTTGACCATGCTGATGGCCTTGCCTAGCCCACCCTGGTATCGGAAGCGTTTCACTTCATGGCCTCCCGCAGGGCAGCAGTCAGCCGGTCGTCGTCCTCAAAACGCCAGCACACAAGCCATGGCCCATGATCCATTCGGCACATGACCATGGGAACGAGGCCATCCTCGGCGTCGCGCACCGCTTGCGCCATGTAGCGCATCACGGTCGAGCTTTTGGCGCAGATCCGTGGGATCTCCACCTGGTCGAGCATGAGCACAAGGTTGTCGATGGAACAGCAGTACAGCTCCCCGCCAAGTATCAGCGGGTGCTCTTGCACCGCGCACGACCATCGTTTCAAAAGCGCACCAACACGCTTCACCTCGACATGGACGCCCACGCCCCCGTCGCAGGGCTCGATGTCGGCTTTCGCTTTGCCCCACCGCTGAGCCGTTCTGCGCCACGGCTTGCCCAGGACGGCCCCGAGGGCCGCCGCGGCCTCCGCTTCGCCTACAGCGCCTTTACGGCGGCTTCGGGCGCCCGTGGAACGACCACGG